ATCGTCAGCAGTCGGCGCCCGGCCATCTCGTGCCACGGTCAGCGAATTCGGAACGATCTCAAAGGTCGATCCGGTGGGGTAGTCGGAGAGGTCTGCCGGGGCATAGGCACGCGAGAGTAAGATGCCATTGCCGATGCCGAGACTTGAGGTCCAATCCGCCAGCGCTTGCTGGATCTGCGCTTCGACGGCCGCCGTGTAGCCGGCGAGCGGCCGGATCACGAGGTTGTAGGAAATTGGCACGATCGTCGGGCGGAAGAAGCCGACGTTGCGGGTGATGCCGACATCGTCGGTCACCGGCACCATGGTCGAGCCATAGGTGCCTGCCGCGCCCTTCTTCAGGTTGATCACAGTCGCAATGGCTGTGGCGTCGCCGCCGTCGATGACGATGGAGATGCCCTTGCCCGGGATGCCGTTGGCGTCGGGCTGATTGGTATCGTTCTGGTAGGCGCGCAGTCGGGCCACGCCGGAGATGGCGTAGAGCGCTCCGACGAGGCCCCCGAGGATGGTCTGCGAGGGCAACGCGACAGAGACTGCCTGGCGCTGCCTCAGTTCGCTATCCAACTCAACCGGGGCTCCTGTCGCGGCAGCACTCGGATTGGTTACGGATTGCCACCCACGTTGTACAGTGGCGATAGAGCCTTTGCTGTTGGCTGTATCGACCGCGCCTGCTGCGAGCGATACAGCGCCGATGGTCGTGCAGGTGCCCGTGACGAGTATCTGACCGGTGGCCGGAATAACGAAATTCGGCAGGGCCCACTGATACCCATTTGCGTCGGTGACGATACCCCCGGTTATCGAGACAAACGCCTGGCCGACACTGAGGAAATCGCACGTCGAGTACGTTGGGACTTTGCGTCGGATGCCACTGATTTTGACGACAGATGACAGACCCGCGCCTTGCGCCGTAGAAGGCGGATACGCGTTGTAGGCTGCAAGCGTCTCGCCATTTGCGTCATGAATGGCATTGGCGAGAAGTGCTACGAATTGACCATCCTGACTGTCTGCGCCTAGATAGACATCCGCACCATAGATTGCGCGATACGAATCCTGAACGTAAGCGAGGCAATCGGCAAACGTCGGACGAATACAGCCCGCGGCAGTGATTTGACAAACGGGGGTTGCGCCCAAAGCTACCTCCCGTCGCGCACGTCAACATCCGTACGAATGTTGATCTGATTAGTCAGAGATCCAGAGATATCGATTGTGGAATACGCCGTGGATATCTGCGCAGCAACCGCGAGAGAGCGGGTATCTCTGTTCAGAGTGCTTCCGTAATCAATGATCTCGGTAACGCCGGGGGTGTCCAGAATACGCGCCTGGAGCAGGGGATCCCGTAAAGCTTCGGTGCGCTTGCCGAGAACCTGGGTCTGATAGGCCGTGCCCTCATCGTAATCGAGGTACCACTGACCAGACCATAGATTAAGACGGCTCTCTGCGACCTGACCTACGGCATCCGGAACGTCGCGCCAGAACGACTGCTGCCCGCCGCCGAACACAGCGTCACCATTGGCGTCGACTTTCCGCACCCGCATCAGCTCAACTTCCTAACGACATCAGCCCTGCGACGTCAACTGCGTCGTGCGGGGTGTGCGCAATCTGAGCCGCGAGAGATGCAGCCATGACGATTGCGGGACCGGGCTGAACCAGGGAATTCAGAACACCCTGGAATCCCGTGGCTACGCCCTCCTGCCTATGCCCATCGGCATCAAAAGTAGGCGGAACAGCCAGAGCGCCCGCTATGGTCGATACAAGTGCCAATGGTGGGTGCATCTGAGCCCCATAGGCCAGAGCACCGACCGAGCCCGAGGTCACACCCCCAATGTTGGCGATCTGACTGAGCACGAAATTCGTCGCGGCGTCCGGGGTCATGCTGCCCGAGACTACCTGAGACACGACCTGCGGTAGGATCCCGCCGAGGTTGCCGAGGAAGCCGCCCTGTGTCAGGGGTGCTGTCACCGCATCCATCGCAGCCGAGACCGGCAGGGCCGCACCGGCCATATCGACCGTCGAGGCATGGCCGATCATGGAAAAGAAGCCCGCAGCGCCGTTAGTCAGTCCCGCGAGGTTATCCCCGGCAGCCTGGAGCGCGCCAAGCGCGTTGCCAAGGCCCGTGCTGCCGGTGAGCGCCGAGATGAGTCCGGCAGGGCCGCCCCCAGTCATGCCCTGTAGCTGCGAGACCAGCCCGCCGAGTTGACCTTGGATACCCTGCGTCAGGCCCGCCATCGGGTTCTGCATGATGGAAGACAGGTTGCCATCTCTCAGCACCTGGGCCATCAGTCCCTGCAGGCCTGCTCCCCCATCTAGTCGCTTGGTGATGGACAGCTTCTCGGCGAATACCGAGGCCACCTTCATCAGGGGCACGCCGCTAATAAGCTGTAGCGCCTGGGGCAGAGGTACGAAGCCGCCGGCCATACTAGCAGTTCAGCAACAGCTTGGAGGCGGTTTGCAGAATCGTCTTGCCATCGACATGCAGCTTTGCCCCGAGCTTCTCAATCTGAGCAGCTAGCGCGTTGACCTGAACGACAGTACCTTCCCGAACGCTGGCAATGGCTTTGTTTGAAACATCGTGAACCGACTTCTTGTCGTCGGTGCGCGTCTGCGTGCTGTCCGGGGAGACGCCCTGAAGCTTTCGGGGGTCTGACCGCACACCGGGTATGAAGAATGCTTCGGAGAGCGGATGCTGTGAGCCGTCTCCAGGGGTCTGCGTGCCACCCTGCTGGTGCCAGAAGTTGATGCCGGCGTCTGAGACGATGAGGATGCCCTCATCTGACTTCTTGATGCCATGGGTCAGGGTGATGCCGCCCCCACCGATGTGATGGATCGGGATGTCCGGTAGTGGCGGCATCTCCACGAGTTTGGTCGTACCGTCCGGCATGCGCTGCGCGGCTTTGAGGGCCGACTGAAGCTTTACCGTATGTCCGTCGGTCGAGTCTTCCATGACGATGACCGGCATCGCTTTCTTGATCTTCGATTGGACGGCATCTTTGAGAGTCTCAAGAACCTCGTCAAAATCGAAGAATCGTTCGCGAACGTCAAACACATCGGACATCGCTGCAACCCATCACTGCTTCGGGGTGTCGATGCCCCGAGAACTCAACGCGACGGAGATGTTATCCCCGTTCTTAATACCGGTGAATGACGTATAGAAGTTATTGCCGCGCGTGTCGCCGTCATGTTCTGCGACGAATATCTTGTAGATGCCATCAGTAGCGATGGCCGGGAGAATGCTTGGGCCGTCGATCGGGTCATTCGTGCCTGTTCGACCAGCGCCAGTGTAACTGGGGTCGATAGCGGCTTGCTGAATGCTCTTCTGGTCAATCTTGACCAGGCAGCCGGGGCTGATCTGCGTGTTTAACAGTGCGCGGCCCTGGATACCTTGTATAGTTTGTTCGGGGAGCCCGACAAGCCCTGTTGAGCTGTTGAGGACAATAATTCCGCCCAGTTTCGGCTTATCGTTCTCTAAAAGCTGGAATACACCGTTTTGAATAGACCATGATGTCCGGGTGGCGCGGCAGATCTCGCGCAACATGTCCTTAGCGTTGCCGAACATGGCGAAGCCGCGCGGGAATTTTGTCTGCGTTAGCGCATCTTTGGCAATGTAACCCTGCGTCACCCCGAATTGCTTCATTGCATCGACCGCAGCTTGAACCCGGTCCATCTGGGTGTGACCGGCAGCCAACGTCTTGTTGACGACAGCGTAGTTGCGCGCCTCGGACTGGTCTGTCGCTAGGATGTGCAGGACTTTGTCAGTGACATCCTCGCGTAGGTTCCGGGTCTGACGTATCTGACCCTTGAATATGGTGGCGATGTTCTGACCGTACCCGACGGAGAGGGTGACGGTTTTGCCGCGAAAGAAAGCGGGCTGCGTTGACGAATCCTTCAGATTGGTTATGATGATATTAGCGATGTTTGGTGTCGAGCTGTCCCGCTGGTGCGTCTCAAAGCGAATACGTAATCCCCGACCGCCGTCAGCCTCGCCATCGTAGTTGAATGTCGCGCCGCCCTCAATCTCGACCCGAACATTGCGGAAATACTGGGACTGCGCCACGCTTCAACTCTCTACGAAATACAGATGTGCCGTCTTGCCCCAAGCATCGAAATCCGGAACCTCGCCTGCGCCCCGGTCTGTGGTGACGAATAGACCTCCACCAAATCCCAGATATGCATACTGCGCTAAAAGATCCACCCCGGAGACAACAGCGATGCCAGCGACGAGGATGTCCCCGTCTGCATCGCCGACATCAAGGATCCAGCACGCATCCTGAGCAAGATTGTACGTGAGACGCATGTTATAAGACACACCCAGCAGCGTGATCGTAAATCTCTGCGCTTGCGAAGGAGCGACGGGGATCTCTGTATAGTTCGGCACGTGCAATCCCTAATTAGTCTTGCCGAATATGTTAGGCGGAACAGGGGTGCCATCTCCGGGGTTGACGACCGTGCCGTCCCCTAGGGTCATCTCGCCAACGCTAGCATTAAGTTGCGCCGAAGCGCTCAGTCCACTAAGTGTTGACTGTATATCCCCGAAGTTCTGGTTATTGATATTACCACCTGTGACAGAAATACCCGGGGAGAATGCGCCAGCAAAAGACTGCGAGCCGACACCAACCCCCGCCTGATCGCCGCGATTGACGATGTCCGCGGTCGACGCGGGGGTGGCTTGACTGACGCTGCTTGAGGACGCTGTTGTGGTCTCTGTGCCTGTGCCCTTCTCAGAGCCTGCGCTGTTTGTGCTGCTACCGCCCGTTGTTTGTGTTTTGACGATGATGATCTCTTGGAGATCAACCGAGGCAACGAGCACAGAGTTGTTCTTCTGGTCGGTGACGGTGGATATCCCCCGCACCAGCATGTTCTTATATCGGCGCTTTGCCGTGTAGACCGTGAACGGGACGCGCTTGTTCTTCAAATCCAGTAGAAGCTGGTATTGCGCCTGGATGTAGCCTTCAGCCCCTGCAGTAGAGTCGGAGAACCCACACTTGACCTCAAGCTCGGCCGGAAGTACGTACGAGTGATCCGTGATGAGGGCGCCTAACTCAACCGGGTGGCGCGTAATTGCCACCTCGTCGCGATGGCTCTCACTGATAGTGATGTCAGCGAATATCGTGCCGATCTGATGGTTGCCCGGCCGGATGAGGGCGTAAGTCAGCTCTCCTAGAAGTGACATCGCTACGCCCCCACCGCACCCTGTGCATTCTCAAGCGACAGCTGATGGACGCGGCTCAGCGCGGCTTCCATCTTGTTCGCCTGTCGCGCCGGATCGCTCGATCCGTGGATCTCAACCTTTACGTTATTGTTCTGGCTGATGGCGCGATTGGCCTGGGAATTATCGACGTTGCTGTTCGCACCCATTGGGCCGGGGGAGGTCAGGGTTGGATTCACATCCAAGCCCCGCAGTCGCGCCGGGTCCGCACCTGTGCCGGGGGCCGGCTTCGGCATGTTCCGGAACGCATCCACGATGGTTTTACCCTCATCTTCTTGCTTGTGAGAGTTGAGCTCGCCGTGACCAAACACCTGCAGCCCCGGATACTTCTCTTCCATGCCTTTCAAGAAAGCTTTGGCCGAAGCTACCTGTTCCGGGGTGATGTCTTTGTCGTTCTTAGCGATAACTTCCATGCCCATCGTGTTTGAGTTGTCGAGCCCCGATCCGTTCTGCGCTGGTTTGATATGTGCGCCGCGTGCTCCGCTGGGCAGCGTCTGGTAGACCTTACCGTCCCGATCCATGACGTACTGGACGCCAAGACCGCGCTGGTTCAAGGTGTTGACCACACTTTCGGGGGTGCCGCGACCGCCCGTGTGGTGCATCACGAAGCCCTTGACGCTGCTGAGCTGACCGTTGCTGTAGGTGGCCTTCCCGCTGAGATCGGCTCCTGTCGTGGTGCCGGCGGTACCGTTGATGTGCGGCAGCCAAGCGCGGGCATTCGCACCTCGCCCCATCTCTTCCCCGGCGCCAAAGCGCTCGCTCTCGCGCACTCCGTGAATAGCCTCATCTATCGTAGGGTCGCCCCGCAAGATCTCACCACCCCGTGCGGTGCGGGGGTGGTCGTACAGAGCGTCCCCGGGCTTGGCGTTGTGCTCGGCGATCCAAGCCTTGGTTTGCCACGCACTGTCGTACGGATCACCGCCTTGACCCTTGATCCAGTTCTCGATCTTAGGCCAGCGGTTCTTGTCCCACTGCCAAAGTCCGGTGTGACCGCCCCCGACCTCATTGCGAGCACGAGGGTTGAAGGAACTCTCGGTCTGCATCGAACCGACAATCGCCGCAATGGCATTGTCCTTATACCCGGCGGCCTTGAGCTCAGCTATGATGGCGCGGCTACTGACGCTCTGCAGCGCCCGGCCCACTCCACGGGGAGCGCTGGGTGCGTCTTTACCACCGAATATCTTCGGGGCGTACTTCTCGCGAAGGGTGCGGGTATCTGCGGGGGCGGGGATGCCGCCGCCCGCAGCTCCGCCACCTGCGCCACCTGCCGCTCCGCCACCCCCGGTAGCTGCCTGCGCCCCCCCGATAACGCCCCCGAGCAGGCTAGAGGGCCACGTCGCGGCGAACTTGATGGCCTGCCAGACCGGGGTGTTGCCGATTGCCTGGAGGAACTTGAATACAGTGCCGAAGGCAGCGGCAATCTCTTTGACGGAACTCACAAACTCATTGAACTGCTTCTGCAGTGAGCCGTCGGCCATGCCCTCGCGCAGGGCGTTGAAGACCTTCTCAATGAAGGCGCCGAACTGCTCAATATACCCCGCAACGGTGCGTACGAACGTCCCGATCTCTTCTTGGTGCGATCGGATCCAGTTCGCGAGCGTGTCTAGCCAGCCGCTGATGCGGGGGAGCATGTCCGTCAACAGCTTGCTGAAGCTCACCTCCATAATCATGGAGAGTGTGCCCATCGACTGACTGAACCGGTGGGAAGCCTTGGAGGCCTCCTCTTCGTTAAGGCCAACCGCTGCTGCGGCTTCCTTGTACTCTCTGCGATAGCGCTTGACGCCCTCCGACTGCCGGGTCAGGAGATCAAACGATTCCTCAGAAATGCCCAGCATCCCCGCCTGCTGAACAGCGATATATCGTGGCTGTTCGTTCAGCTTGTCTACGGTCGCCAGCAGCTTCTCGACGCCATCGAGCTTATCGCTGACGCCAAGTCCCTTGACGAAGCCCTGGAGGCCGGGGTTATTGCGCAGCGCCCGCGTGAAGCTCTCGACGGTCTGCAGCGCCTGCGCAGAGCTGCCGCCGACCTGCCCGAAGGCATGACCCAAGCTGCGTAAGTTGTTGACCGTGGCCCCCGTGCGACCGGCGGCATAATAGAGCTGGTCAAAGCCCGCAACGGTATCGCTCAACGCATGGCGCGCCGCATTCGCCATCGTCTTCAGCGCTTCGATAAACAGATTTATCTTGGCGATGGAGAAAGCGGTGGACTCGGCCTGTGCTTTATTCTTCTTAGCCTCAGCGTCCTTGATAGCCTTAACGCTGGCCGCGCTAGCCTTCTCCTGCTCTTTGGCTGCCCGCAGGGCCGCTTGAGCAGTCTTGAGGTTCTGCTGTAGCTCCAGCTGGGTGAGCTGTTCGGTAGTCTTGGCGCGGTCACGACGCGCGGCGACGATCTTGGCCTCCGCGTCCCGGACAGCCTTCTCGAAATCGTTGACCGACTTCTCAGCTTTCTTTTGCTCGCCTTGGTTTGACTGGAACCCAAGCGCTACGAGGAACGAAGCAATGACGTTGTCGGCCATAATTACTTCTTCTCACGCAGCCGCAGCTCATTCTCACGGCGCACAGCGATGCCGTAGTTTATCTCGTCGATGTGTTCGATGTGGATGCTACCATCGAGGAGATCTGGGTACCGGAAATACCCGAGCGCTATCGGCTCGAGGTAAAACTCCTCCCCGTTCGGCATCTCTACGAGCTCAACTGTCCGTGCGGAATCACGCCCCCGAAAAGCTCGGGGGCCTCGCGAAAAAGCGGCAGATAATTGTCGTAGAGTACATGCGCGCACAGGGTCAGCATCAGCAGACCGTTGTCAGCGACGTCGCGGAACTGGAACGTCAGCCCGCCGGGGGTCTTGATGGGCGCCCAGCGCTCGCCGTCCTGTTTCACCTCGACCCGAGAGAGGGTATGCTCGAGGATGTAATTCAGGTTCTCATCCGGGAGCTCACTGAGCCCCTCGATGATCGTCGCGGCCACTTCCGGGGTAATTCCCCCGGAGAGCCCTGCGAATAGCGGCTTGATGATGGGTGCGGCCCGACGCAGAACATGAATCTGCGTCAGGCCGTTCATCTTAGCCGAACGGTAGTCGGTCGTTCGAATCGTAAATAGATAGGCCACAGCAACTCACCCCAACAGCAACAGCAACGACGTGGATTTAGATCTGAAGCGAACCATCTCCGAGCTGAGAAGCGATAGAGATGCTGTCAAACGCCCACTCCATCATGCCGCCATCTTTGGCGTTGACGTTGTCCGGGAGTTTAACGAAGGCGCAGTTCTCACAGGCGTGATCATCGCCCCAGATCGGGTTCGAGAGCACGATGGAGTTCTGACCGGTGTAGGCGCTCGAAGTCTTCTGGTAGTTGTACATCGCCATGAGCTGGCGATTGATTGGGGAGTTCTTCAGCAGCCGGATAGTCACGCGGCCCGCGTTGGATGCGTGCAGCGAGAACATACCGGTGCCGTCGGCGCCCATCAGCAACGAGACCTTATCTTCGGTCATGCTGATGGTGATGCCCTCCTCGGCGACGCCGCCTTCAGAGACCAGGATTGAACCCCCCGGTCCCGTGATGGCGCACTGTACATCGCCGAAGAAATAGGTCTGATTGACAGCCATTGCCCGCTAATCCTCTAGCTTATCGGTTCAGCAAGACGCTGATGCTGATGATATGGACGGCACCAGCCAGCTTGCAGAGGACTTGGAACGGCACCGAGATGCGGGCGTAGCGGTCTGCATCTGTCTGCGTGGCGACCGGGGGAGCGAAGATGTAGAACCCGCTCGGGAGGGTGTCGCCCGTGTTGACGTTGCCGACCGCGGGGCCGGTCCAGACGCCGGGGGCGATGAGCCCGTTCTGCACGCCGCGACCGCAAGCCGCTTGAATGACCGACTTTATGAGCGCCATGCCGCCGTCGGTCTGCGGGATCTTCGTGGTCCGCGTGACCTGGAGGTTGTAGCAGTCCGTCTGGATCTCGTTCTGCAGCCAGTCGGAGCCGTGGACCTCATCGAAGTATGCTCCCCCGGTCATGATGCCGTACTGGAGGATCGACGTTCCGTTGTTGTAGGCTGCGAAGACGTTGCAGTTCTTCTGCTTGAGCGTGAGGGCCTGGGACTCGGTAAGATACTCCGCAATCACCCCCGGCTCCTGCTTGAACATGAGCGTGATGGTGGTGTTGGTGCCCTCGAAGTCCACCGTGGCCGCCCGCCCGAAGAACGAGGCTACTGCGTACGGGTTCGTCGAGGAGTACTGGATCCAAGTGCGCTTCAGGCCGAGGGTCTTCAGCGTGGAAGCCAGATCCGCCGACGTGGTGGGATCCAGAACGTTACTGTTCTGCCAAGTGATGCCGTAGAGGTGCGCCTGGCTCAGGCCCTCGACGAGGTTGGCGACGGCGATGTGGTCGCTGGCCGCCGGCATCACCGCCGTGGCAACGTAGGCCGCATACCAGCCCGAGGACTTATCGGCGAGGGCAGCCACGCAGCTCACCAGCGTCTCTGCCGCGGCGCCAACAACAGGGGTCGAAGCATCGACTGCGGTGAGGTGCATCAGCGGCCCGAGGTCGGTGCCGCTGGGCGCGGTGGTGCTGTAGCCGACGGAAGACGCAGTGCCCGTGGTCGGGCTCACGATCGTGAACCGCTTGGACGTACCGCCCCAGATGACCTTGACACCCGGCACGACAGCCGCGATCGCGGCCTGGATGAGCTGAGCAACCCCGTTGAGGTTGAGCGCAGTGGAGAGATTGATGCCGGTGATGTTGCGTGCAGTGCCGTCGATGCTGATGCTGAGCGCACCCGCCGTCACAGAGGTAAAGTTGGTGACGAGCTGCTGCGACGTGGAGAGCACGGCACCGTGAATCAGTCCGGCAGCGGCGTTCTGGACCCAGCGCCCGATGTATAGGTCCGCCGGCTGCGGCGACTGACCAAAGTGCAGCGCCGCGGCATAGTATTCGGGGGCCGTCGTGCCGAACTCAGACGCCACCTGATCCAGGGTGGTGAAGTAGCGCAGTCGCTCGTTCTGATCAACGACACTAGAGGAGCCGATGATGACCGGGGTGCCGAACGAGCGGTACTGTGCGGCAATTGGGTTTATAGTGACCGAAACCCGGACCACGTCGGAGACATTGAGACCAAAAGCCATCGCATGTCGCCGACGAGCGGCGCTCCTATTCCAGTTTCTGTTCGGCTTGTTCGCGTTTGCGCTGGCGCCATTTCTCCCAATTAGCTTTGGAGATAGCGCTGCGCTGCTCGTGTGTTGTTTTGGCAGTCCGCGCGGCTGCACCCTTGCGCCCAATTTCCGAGCGCTGTTCGGGGGTGAACGCCGCGAGGGCAGCTCTGCCTTTGTCGGCTAGCGCCTGGATATCCTCAGGCGTTTGGAATGAAATAGCGTGCTTCGACCGGTTCCGGCGCTCTTCAGGGGTGAACTTGGCGTGGGCGTTCCGAGCTCGCTCCGATCGCTCTTCGGGGGAGAGCTTCGCTTGAGCCGTTTTGAGCTTGGTTGTGATGGCCGCACGCTCTTCGGGGGTGCGATTGGCCCACATACGCCTAGCGCTCTCCGAACCCTTCCCATTTGCCTTGCGGGTGGCCACAGCCCGAGCGTTGCGCTCTTTGCACATCGCAGCGTACGCCCCTGGATCAGCAGCTCTGCGTCGAGCTTGTGCTGCGGCAGACAACGCTCTGAGATCTGGGCCGCCGTCGCCACCCCGCGTCAGGTTATACCCTGCGGGCCAGAAGGTGCCTTCGCGCTTTATCCACTGTATCTCGCGGGCGTGTGCACCGCGGATAGTGCCGAGCATTTGCTCTATAATTTGAAACTCGAAATTTTGCACGCCGTATTTAGCAATCGCGCGATGTATCGCGTTGCGGCTTGCATTGCGTGCGGAAAGCTGATGGTTCCGCCATCGTCGCTTAGGATCAACAGTCCAGCCAATGTAGGCTTTTCCGTTTACTTTGTTTCGTATGCGGTATATGAATAGATCTCTGAGCATATACTGTAATACAGCCTATGCCCGCCCCGTACAACTAGCCTTCAGGTGTGCTGAAGTGCTCCGTGCGAGCCGAGGGCTGCGCGACGGTGCCGGTGTCTTGGACTATATCGCCAGCGATCTGCTTGACGTTGAGGATCGGGTAGACGCGCTCGACGCGCCTGCGCAGGCGCAGCGTGACGTCGCTCCGGCGTAGCGTCCGGAAGTTCTGCACCGCAGGCACCCGCCGCACGCTGCCGACGTCCATTAGGTTCATGCCCTGGCGGAGCAGCGACCAGCGGTTCTGTGCGATCTGCAGGCTGTCGCGCAGGCCGGTGGCGTAGGCGTCGCCGTGCGGCCCGTAGAAGCTGCACCCGACCGTCAGCGTCTCGTGCGTGACGAGCGTGGTGTGGCCCTCGCCTTCGCCGCTATGGATCTGCGCCGGAAGGCTGTCAGATTCTGTGAGCGTAACGCCGCACGCGCACCACGTGACGCTGTTATCCGGTATCCGGGGAGAGGCGTCTTCGTAATCGTCCTGCGGCTGCCAGCGCGGGCGCACATACTCGTCGGTTAAGCCAGTGAGAGCCGCGACAAGCTGCTGGACGATGACGTCAAGGTCTAGATCTGTAGGCGGGGATACGCTCGAGGGCGCCAGCGGGCCGCCGGTTGCCGATGTATTAGGAGAAGAACCCTGGGCCATGCTGTGTCCCTGCGGGGTCCGGGTTTGGTTCTGCGAGTTTGCAGGTGACGCGCGTGAATTGCGAGCCGAAGCTATACAGCGTGGCGCTGATGACCTCGTAGACCCCCGGGCCGCCGTTGCCCCACATCAGGCGGTCGGCGCTGCGGCCGAGATACCCGGTTGAGAGAGGTGCGCGGGTGTAGACGGTGATCGTGCCATCCAGCCGGTCGCCTTCACCCGTGCGGTCCAGATCGCGGCCCGAAGCCGGCACCACGACGCCGCTGATGGGCAGCCAGTTGCCCGTGCTGCGCGCTACCCCGCCCCACCGAACATCGTCGGTTGAGGCGTAGACCAGCAACGTGTCGTCGTTGAACTCGGGGCAATCGAGCACGAACGAGACATCAAGCAGAGGGATGCTCAAAGTTCGCTCTTCTTCTGTATCACGTACGTGATAGACTGAATGTACGCGCCGGTATCAATCAAAGGCTGCGTGCCCGTGCGGGGCGCCACCTTGCGAGTGCGTCGAGCGCGCAGCGTTCGGGGGCTCAGCGCGGGGCTCAGCGTAGCCCTGATCTTACCCTGCACAGCCCGTTGCGCCATGAGGCCCAAGATGTGATAGTTCTTCTCGACCTCGGAGACGTCGCCCTTGAGGGAGCTGAACACCCGGGTCGCCGTGACCTTCAGGCGCTCGGCAATCTGATCTTCAATAGAGGCGATGGCAGGGGCGAAGTGTGGTCGGGCCGGGAGGTTGTTCTCTGGCACCCCGTACTCGTTCCAGTACGCGATCTGAGCGTTCGTAACGCCCTTAGAACTGTTGGCGTCCTTGCGGTCGGCGTTGGCGGCCGGGATGCCGACTAAGACGACTTTATCGGTAAGAGCTTTGAACGCTGTCGAGATGCCGCCCAGTCTAGTCTTTATGGCCTTGACGGGCATACTGGTTTGCTCGGTTCGGCTCTAGGATAGCCTTGGGGAACTGATAGTTGTTGACAGCGCCCTCGTTGAACCAGTGCACCATCACAGAGCTGCCCATGACGTGGCTCACGGTCAGCGCAGGGCTGCCAGACCGCAACCGCACGATGTCACCGACCTCGAAGTTCATCTCATTGTTCGCGGGCATCTCAACTCACAACTGTCGGGCGCCGGTCGCCGCGGGCGCCAGCAATGACCAGAAAATCTGTCCGTATCGAGTGAGGTTGTACGCACCAGCGCCGTCCGACTGTCCGGTGCTGGTGTCGAAGCTGACCGAGACGCCGCCGACGCCTTTCGAGGCAACCGGACCGGTCGCTAGACCGGGGGAGGCATACGTGTAGCCTCCCTGCCCGCCCGGCGCAGCCATCCCAGGGACAGCCAGCGTCAGGTAGTGCGCCGCATAGTACAGCGTCGCCGCGTCTAGACGGTCGCCCCACACGGCCGGCGGCAGGCTGTCGTAGGCTAGGTCCAGGTAGAACTGGATGCGCGCGTCCGGGTATTTGCCGGTGTCGCCAAACTCCGGCAGAATAGAGCGGAAGGTGGCGACGTCCATTACAGCGCGGCCTTCAGGCTCTCTGCTTCGGCCTCGGCTTCGGGCTTGCTGTCGTAGGTGCCGACAGTCTCAAGCGTATTGCCGTCAGCGTCAAGCTTCACGACCGTGAACTTCTTGCCGCGGCGGCGCACCGTGTAATCGCCCACAACCTCGTCGGGCTCGCCGTCGGTGCTGGTGTCCTCGACAGGGGCAGCCTCAACCGGGGGGCTGGAAGGCGTCTCAATCGGGGCGCTTGCCGGGACCGGTGAGGGCTGCGCCTTAAATTCCTGCGCCAGCCCCTGCACCTTGCCCGTGGCGTCGCCCACGGATCCCTCGAGCTCAGCCACGCGCTGGTTGGCGGCGTCACGCTGCGCAACCGCATCGTCGTACGTCGCCTGCGAAACAGTATCGTTCACATTCATCGCGGCGAGCTGGGACTGCGCGTCCTCAAGCAAACCCTCCGCACGTCGCGCACGGATCTCAGCTTCAGACCACGCGATCGTCAACCGCTGGACTTCCGTCCGCAACCGCGCCGCCGCATCCTCAGCCGCCGCTCGCGCCTGCACCAACTGGCCGATGCCGTTCGCGTCAGGCTGGAGCATCGGGTCACCCATGTCGATCTGCGGCGCATCTTCCGGCACCCGAATATACTGGATTACCGGGTGGTTGGCGACTTCTTCACTGACGTGATTGAGGCCGGGCACCAACGGAATGCGCGTGCCATCCTGTAGCGTGACAGTGAAGGCTCGGCTGATATTGATGTCCGGCATCTTTGCTCTCAACTCTGTGCGTAGTGCTCCTGCATCGCGTACTCTCGCGCAGCCTGAGCTTCTTCTACGGTATCGAATGTGCCGAGGTATCTGGTCTTGAATGTCGCTTTAAAACGACCTGAAGACATCCGCAGCACCCCGGAAACACCGGAATTGTTGCCCTTGCGCATGCGGGTCGCTTGCTTAAGCGCCGCCGCTTGCGTTGTACGCCCATCTACCTGAGGGCGGTTATACAATTCGCTAGCTGTTGGGACGTTTTCGCCTTCATACAACTCTTTGAGGCGCTGCTCTCTGGCTTCAACGGCTTGTTCGGGGGTCTCGTATGAACCAACCCACCGGCTGCCTGCCATAGCTATCCAGCGTCCCGTCTTGGGGTGCTGGTGTACGCCCACGATACCCGAGGTGTTCGTGGAGCGCTTATGCGTCGCCAACTTTTTACGGCTGTCGACCTGCGTTCGCAGATCCGGACCCTTCGGCGTAGGCGGGGGCTGATACAGCGGCTCAGTCATGCTCAAAGCGTGCTTTGAGAACACTTCTCCAAAGAAATGCTCTTCCGCAGCTATGCGAGCTTTGACTGCGTCTGTGAATTTATCGAAAGAGCCGATGACATAGACAATGTCATCAACGGTAATTCGAGCGTCCCAGCAGTCTGAGCCTTTGACCCACGACACGCCCCGCACACCGCTTGTATTTGCGCTGCTTGGGTTGCTGTTGTGATTGTTGAGCGAGCGGGTTGCAAGTCGCAGGTTTGACCAGCGATTATTGCTATCGTCTCTGTCCTTGTGGTCTATCTCAAACCCAATAGGGACATTCTGTTCTGTCATGAACCAATAAGCCATGACGTGCGCCCGATACGTGCGCCCATCAACGCCTATTTGTTTACGGCCACCGCCTTTGGTACCCGCCACGTCTCCGGCGAGCACCCCGCCGCCATACGAAGCTCGGTCTTCCAGCCAATAGAACAGGCCAGTTTCCGGCTCATATCGAAGTATTTGACGAAAATACGCGAGTTTAGCGGGCGTTATCCGCGGGTATCTGGTAGTCATCGGGTGCTCCGGGTTTCACAACCCGGAGCACCCTACCCTCCGCACTAGTAAAAGCAACACGGTGCGGTATCTAGTGTTGGCGTCAAATGAGATCGCAGTACGCCACGAGCTCGACATTCGTAAACTCTACGACGCCGATTCTTCCATAGTAGTACGTCTGGAGATGGAGGCCCTGGTACTGAACTGGTGTGTTCAATAGGGGGGTCAGGGGCAGACGCACGCGGGAGGCATCCTGCGTGTAGGCGACCATACGATCGGTGCCGCCGACGCCGCGGCCGGTGAGCCACTTGACGGGTACGATCTCGAGGTCGCGGCCGTTCTGGGCCGAGGCCAGGGAGTTCTTCTTAAGATACTCCAAGATCGACACGTTGCCGGCCTGAGAGTTGATGTTCTGCACGATGTAGCCGTACTGGAGCGGCGGCAGGAGCAGCTTCGTCGGGACGAAGGCGTAGCCCGTGGCGGCCCAAGCGGCGGCGAGGATCGCGTTGACATCCGTGAGGATCTCAGTCGGGGTCTTGCGGTTCCAGTTGGTGGAGCCGGAAGCGCCAGCCACCACGTTCGTGACGGGCACGAGCGGGGAATTGGTCAGGCCGAACACGCCCAGGCCGGCGTCGCCGACGTAGACCTGCTCGTCGATGTCCATGTTGTACTTCAGCTTGAGGCCGTCGTACTTCTGGCTATCGATCGGGCGGTTGACCTTCAGCGAGCTCTCGAGCTCGGGGATGGTGTAGGCCAGCTCCATGGCCCAGAGCGTCAGCGGGTTGATGGTCTTCCCGATGTCGGCCTGGATGCCGGTGATGGCCTTGGTGGTCTTACCGATCCACGCCTTACCGGTGGGGTTCACACCGCCGGGGGAGGCGAACGCGAGGTTAGCGAACGAGCTGGACTCGTCGGCCAGGGTGACGTCCTCGCGCAGGTCGATATCGCGCGACCAGGTTACGCTAACCAGCGGCTCGTGGAGGGTCTGGTCCAGACGCTCCAGCTCGCCCTGGAAGAAGGCACCAGCGGAGTCAATGGTGCGGCGATCCTGCACCCCCGCACGGGCGTTGTCAAAAGTGAACATTAGGGGGCTCCATCGCAGCGCCGCAGCGCCATTTGGGATGACTGCGTCGTCAGACGCTGTAGGCGCCGCTTGCCGAAGGCGGCGATATGCCGGCAGCCCGCGCCGTAGCGCGGGCCAAGAACCTTAGAGGTTGAAGGCGATCTCGGAGATGCCGGTGCCGTCGCCAGCGCCGCGGAAGTAGGTGCCGAGAACGGTGCCGACCTGCGGGGTGTTGGCGGGGGTGCCGTCCGCCGCGGCTTCCAGACCGTTGAGGCGACCACCGGTCGGCACGGTGCCGGAGACGCGCACGTACACGGGCGAACCCGGGGACGGGGCGGTGGCGCCCTGCACCTGGACGCACATGTAGCCACGCTTCATGATCGTGCAGGTCCGGCCCGGGATCGGAGCGGTAGCGCCGAACGCCTGCGAGGTGCCGAAGGCAGCCTGGGTCGGGTACGGACGCTCGAGGAAGCCGTAGATGGCGTTGGCGGTGTCACCGGACGCGAGCGCCTGGATCTTACCGTTCGAGCCCATCTTCACCGGATCGCCATAGGCGGTCGGCGGGTTGGCGACGTCCAGGATGCAGGGCTCCGAAGACGCGTCCTGCTCACGGTTGACAGCGCCGGGAATGCCCGCCGGCATACGGTAGAGGTAAACGTTGCTAACGGGCATCGTAGGCCAGTCCTTTGCTGAATTAGAGGGCGGGGCGCTTCACAGCGTTCCGCATTCGGGGCGGAAGCGCTTAGGCGCGCTTCCAGAACTGCTTGTTCTTGTCGTTCCAAGCCTTGTTGTCGAAGGTCTTGCGCTCGCCGTCGACGATGCGGGTCGGCAGGGCGGTGACGATGCGGGCGTTGGCGGCATCCCGCATGCGCTCGCTGGCGGCGCGGAACACAACACCGACCTCACCGGCAGACATGGTCTGGAAGTTCGGGCGGGCCGAGTTGACGAGCGGAGCGATCGCGGCGCGGCCGTCCGAGGTGTTGAACGCCTCGCTGAGCACCTGGCGCTGGAACCCGATGACAGCCTCGCGCTGAGCGCGGGAGCCGGGCTTGGCGTCGAAAGTCGGGAGCTTGAAGCCGGGCTTGAGGATCTCGGCGCGGGCGATGGCATCGGTGGTGACGGTGTCGTCCGGGTCGCGCACGTCGTCCATCTCCTCGGCCATGCCGGAGAGGCTGGTCTCGATGGCGCTGACACGCTCCATCAGCGGGCCGAGGGCGGCCGTGACGGCAGCCTGGATCATCTCGTTCGGGTCCATCGAAGCTTCGCCTTCGCCTTCGGGGTCCTCGTCGCGGGCGCTGTCCTTGCGCATGGCGTCGCGGGATTCGGGGGACATGCCGCC